GAGATTGCGAGATGGCCACAGTACAAAATATAACTATTGACCAAGGTACGACGTTTAGTCTGACGATTAATCTCACGAATGATGATAATTCAGCCAAAAATTTAGCGAATTATACAATAGCATCACAAATGAGAAAATCATACGAGGGGACGACCAAAACGGACTTTACTACGGCAAAAGTAGATGCAACAGGCGAAGTAACAATCTCATTGACCGCAGCTCAAACCACAACGGTTAAAGCAGGGCGGTATGTATATGATGTAGAGATCACAGGAACAGATCCTGTGGAAACTCTTAGAGTATTAGAAGGCCTCGTAACAGTAACCCCACAGGTAACAAAAGCAGCGTAGGAGGATAGATGGCAGTAACAGTTACACCGCAGTCCGGACTAAAGGTAAACGTAGGTTTAGGAGCCGCGCGTGTTGTTACAACACAAACTACTTCTGCTAAAGTGGGGACTTCATTAGATGATCTATCAAGTGTAGATACATCTGGTGTACAGGATGGTTATACATTAGTTTATGATACGACAGTAAATAAGTGGGTGGCGCAAACATTGTATGCAGCACCCCCAACTACAATCGATGGTGGGACATTTTAGTCACAATAACAAAACATTTAACTAGGAGAAATTAAATGGCAACAACAATTCAAATTAAAAGAAGCACGGGCTCAGCAGCCCCAGCAACTACTGATTTGGTTGAAGCTGAATTAGCGTACTCTGAAGATAGATCAGGCAGTGGTGCAGCAGCCAAACTTTATATTAGTTCCATTAACTCAGGTGGGTCGGAAGTAATACAATCGGTTGGCGGTAAATACTACACTGATATTATTGATGCAGCAGCAACAGCAAATACAGCTAGCACTCTTGTAAAGAGAGATGGTAGTGGTAACTTTGCGGCTGGCACAGTAACTTTTGGATCGCTAAGTGATGGAACAATAACAGCAACAGCATTCGTTGATGAAGACAATATGGCTTCCAACAGTGCTACGTTGATTCCAACACAGCAGTCTGTGAAGGCTTATGTGGATGCTCAAGTAACAGCACAGGATATGGACGTAACGTCTGACTCCGGTACTATAGATGTAGATCTAGATTCAGAATCTTTAACTATTGTAGGGGGCACAGGTATTTCTACAAGTGCTTCTGGAACAACAGTTACAGCTACTCTAGATAATACAGCAGTTACAGCAGCGTCTTATGGATCAAGTGCAGCAATTCCAGTAATAACAGTTGATGCTCAAGGACGTATAACAGCGGCCACTACAGCAGCAACCAGTTCAACACTGACAATTGGAGCCGATTCAGGATCTGATGACACCTTAACGGTGGGAACAGATACATTCAACTTTGCAGGAACGGCCAATGAAGTTGAAACAACAGTTTCAAACAATACTATAACTATTGGATTACCAAACAACGTAACAATTGGTGGTAACCTAACAGTTTCAGGAACAGCAACAACAGTTGATTCCACAACCTTAAGTGTTGCTGATCCACTTATTATATTAGGCTCCGGCAATAACAGCTCTGACGCTGTTGACCTCGGTTTATATGGCCTATATGATACTTCAGGTTCACAAGACTTATATGGTGGTTTATATAGAGACGCTTCCGATTCAGGTAAGTGGAAACTCTTTAAAGACAACCAAGCAGCTCCAACCACAACAGTTAATACTGGTGGAACAGGTTATGCAGTAGCTACTCTTGTTGCTCACTTGGAAGATTCCAGTGTAGCAATTACAGGTGGTTCAATTACTGGCATTACTGATCTAGTAGTAGCAGACGGTGGTACGGGCGTGAGCACTTTTACAAGCAATGGTGTACTATATGGTAACGGAGCAGGAGCTATACAAGCAACTGCAGCAGGTACCAATGGATACATTATGTATTCTAATAGTGGGACACCAGCATGGACTAATACCTTAGATGGTGGTTCATACTAATTTAAATTATAGGGAATGATATGACACAACAAAATGATCAAAGTGATTTAATTAATGAATATATTAAAAACTTAGCGGCGAAAGTCAACGAGTTACAAGCGGAAAACATTTTATTAAAAACTAGATTAAGTCTTTTGGAAACAGCGAATGTGGCAAAGGTACAACAGGAACAGCAGGTGCAAGATGGCGGAGGTTTTGGAGGAGCAGCAATGACACCCAAGAAAGAAGCAGCACCTACACCTGCCCCTGAACCTAAAAAGGAACAACCTAAACCAAAAATGAGGGTTAACCAAAGGCCAGGTTCACAAAAACAAAGAGACTCATCTGGACAATTTATAGAGGAGAAATAACATGGCAGTAGTAATTAAGATCAAAAAGTCTGAAACGGCAAGTGATGCACCAACAACCTCAGATCTCGCAGTCGGAGAAGTTGCATTAAATACCGCAGATAAAAAGATCTACGTTAGGGATTCAAGCGATTCCATTATTAACGTTTCTAATTATACTGAAGCAGACCAATCCTTAATCTTCCCAAGTGGAGATTATGGAAGTGTTGCAAACGCATTAAGTGAAGATGCCTTTGGACAGTTAATAGATAAAATCTATGACTTAAAAGGGGACTACACTTCTGTTAATCCTACTATTAAGATGCGGGTCGCTACTGAAGACTTAGGCGCTTTATCATAACCAACATAGAAAATTAGGAGAGAACTATGGCAGTTACAGTACAATTTAGGAGAGGCACAGCAGCCCAGAACAATTCGTTCACAGGTGCGGCAGGTGAGGTTTCTATTAATACTACTAACAATGCTATTAGGGTCCATGATGGAAGCACAGCAGGCGGTACCGAGATGATGCTCGCATCGGCTGCAAATATTTCCGGAAACATTCCAGGCGGGAATGTATCCGGTACAATAGATGGCGGAACATATTAAATAGGAGAAAACAATGCCAACACAAGTACAATTTAGAAGGGGAACGACGACACAAAATAACGCGTTCACCGGTGCTGTAGGCGAAATTTCCGTTGATACTACTTTAGATCACATCCGGTTACATGACGGCTCAACAGCAGGCGGGCATAGACTTGCCTTGTATTCAGAATTAAATACTGGAGACATTACAGCAGTCGTGGCAGGAACGGGGTTGACAGGTGGCGCAACAAGTGGAAGTGCAACGGTCAGTTTATCTCACTTAGGAATTGAAAGTTTATCAGATCCCAACGCAGACAGAATTGTCTTTTGGGACGATTCAGCAGGAGCCTCACAATGGCTAACCGCTGGAACAGGGTTAAGTATATCAGGCACAACAATTGCAGTAGGTACACTAAACCAAGACACAACGGGTACAGCAGACAACGTTACAGTTTCTGCTAACAACAGTACAGACGAAACAGTTTATCCTCTCTTTGCAGATGGAGCAACAGGAAGTCAGGGAGTAGAATCAGATACAGGATTAACATATAATCCAAGCTCAGGTTTGCTAACTACTACATCAGTTGCAGCAGCATTGACAGGAAACGTTACTGGTAACGTAAGTGGATCTTCAGGATCAACTACGGGTAACGCAGCTACAGCTACAGCTTTAGCTACTGGCAGAACAATCCATGGAGTATCATTTGATGGTACAGCTAACATAGATTTAACTGAAGTAGTCCAAGATACTGTTGGAGCAATGGTTAGCTCAAATACTGAAAGTGGTATTACAGTAGCGTATGAAGACGGAGACGTAACTTTAGACTTTACAGTAGGAACACTTAATCAGAACACAACAGGAACAGCAGCTTCCTGGACAACGGCCAGAACATTATCCTTTACAGGTGATGTTACAGGTACAGGTTCAGTTGATGGCTCTGCAAATGTTGCAACAGCATTAACTATAGCAGCTAATAGTGTCGCCCTAGGAACTGATACAACAGGAAATTATATGACAGACGCGTCTGCAGGAACAGGTGTTACAATAACACATACTCCAGCAGAAGGTTCAACAGCAACAATAGCAATAGGACAAGCAGTAGCAACAGACTCTGATGTCACATTCGCAGATTTAACACTTAGTGGAGACTTAACAGTTAATGGTACAACATCAACTTTAGCTTCAACTAATTCACTTATTTCAGACGCGCTGATTGAACTAGCAAACGGCACATCAGGAACACCTGGTAATGATGCCGGTCTAGTTATAGAACGAGGTAGTGCAGATAATGCGTTCATCGGTTATGATGAAAGTGCAGATAAATTTACAGTAGGAACAGGGTCCTTTACGGGTGCAAGTACAGGTAATTTAACAATTACAACAGGCACCTTAGTAGCAAACTTAGAAGGAAACGTTACAGGAAATGTTACAGGTAATGCAGATACAGCAACAACAGCTACAACTGCAACAAATGTTACGGCTAGTGCTAACAACAGTACAGACGAAACAGTTTACCCTACATTCATAGACGGAGCAACAGGCGGACAAGGTATAGAAACAGATACAGGATTAACATATAATCCTAGCTCTGGTTTACTAACATCAACATTGTTTGCAGGAGCTTTGACTGGTAACGTAACAGGAAACGTAAGTGGATCTTCAGGATCTACCACAGGAAATGCAGCAACAGCAACAGCATTAGAAACAGCAAGAACAATTGGCGGAACATCATTTGATGGAACAGCCAATATAGCCGTTGGCTTAGCAGCTACGGCAACAGCGTTAGCAACAGCACGAACAATCCATGGAGTATCATTTGATGGTACTGCTAACATAGATTTAAGTGAGGTTGTAGCGGACACAGTAGGAGCTATGTTTAGTTCTAACACTGAAACAGGTATTACAGCAACTTATCAAGATGCTGATAATACAGTAGATTTAGTAGTAGGAACATTAAACCAAGATACTACAGGAAATGCAGCAACAGCAACAGCACTAGAAACAGCAAGAACTTTATCGTTTACAGGAGATGTAACAGGTACAGGTAGTTTTGATGGGACAGGTAACTTAGCAACTGCATTAACTATAGCAGCAAATAGTGTTGCTTTAGGAACAGATACGACAGGCAATTACATGGCGCAAGTAAGTGGAGGAAATGGTATTACTATTTCGCATTCACAGGGCGAAGGCTCAACTGCTACCATAACAGGAACAGCAATTTACAACGCAGCCGGTAGTTTACTGAACTAGGAGTTAGATTATGGCTTTAGCTAGTAGAACGGATCTACAAGATTATTGTCTAAGGAGACTTGGTGCTCCTGTGATTGAAATAAATGTGGATGAGCAACAAGTCTCGGATAGAGTCGATGATGCCATCCAATATTGGCAAGAATATCATTTCGACGGTGTTGAAAGGACTTATGTCAAGCACGCAATCACGGGATCCAAGGTCCACTTAACAACTAACGTAGCAGCAAACTTCCAAAAGAATGAAACAATAACAGGTGGTACCAGTGGTGGTGCCGCTAAGGTGTCCTCGGCTTCAGGCCAAGACATTACAATAGAAAAGATGACTACGGGGAGCCCTGCTTTTGTCGCAAGCGAACAAATAACTGGAAGTGAATCCGGATCGGTTGCAACATTACACCCCACCACTTTTTATACAGAGGGAGATATTGAAAAAGGATATGTCCCTATTAGTAATAATATATTAGGCATCACCAAAGTATTTAACTTTGGTGGCGCAGCGACTAACGTATCCAGAGATGGAGAACTGTTTGATTTAATGTATCAATTTAGAATGAACGACCTATATAACTTAATGGGAGCAGATATGATATATTATAGTGTGGTACAAAGTCATTTGACTACACTAGAAATGCTTTTAGCGGGCAGTAGGCAAATACGTTGGAACAGAAAAACAGATAGACTTTACATGGACACAGACTGGGACAAAACATTTAACCCCGGTGATTATTTAGTAGCAGAAGCATGGGCCTTACTAGACCCGTCATCATACCCAGAGGTATATGACGATATGTTTCTTAAGAAATACGCCACTGCTTTAATTAAAAGACAATGGGGCTCTAACATGAGTAAGTTCTCAGGAATTCAAATGCCAGGCGGTGTTACGCTGAATGGTGATCAAATATTTCAAGAGGCTGCACAGGAGATACAGCTAATAGAAGAACAGATGCAGAAAAGCTACGAACTTCCCCCACAATTTATGATAGGATAGTGAAACATGGCAAC